TCTGTCTTGCCTTCTTCAATCAGATAATGTAACTTATCAATTAAAAACTCTACTGAGTCTACGAATTCGATAGGAGCCATGATTGCAAAGTATAACTCTCGTAAGTATATATGATCTCTATTCATCTGTCAAGGTTGAAAATTTTTAATAAACCATTCGGCATCCAACACCACTAGTGCCTTCTTCCTGTTTTTCTTCATAAAAAGAGCAGGTGTATGGTTACCTGCGTTGGCACACGCTTGATCGTATGCATCATAAACGTTAAGTTTCTCAACATTTTTACACTCTATTGAGAAAGGAAATTTCTTTCTAGCATCTCTTGCCATGATAAGATCTTCGCCACCTGCACCCATACTTCTAGACTCTATGTCCTCAGGGTGTACGTCACGATGCTCTATGAGCATGTCTCTTACCCACTTCTGAAAGTTTCTACCTTTCGCTTTTGCACTCTGCGGTTTCAATCAATTACCTTCATACTCATCTTTATATGTATAAGATGGTGTGAAGGGTGCTCTGGTAGGAGTAGTGTATGCACTAACGTCTTCTTTGAGTGCATCTTCTAACTCAGATGCTAACTCTTTTAACTGATGTGCAAGACGTTTTACTTTTTGGTGATTCATATTAGTTTAGATTGTAATGATTCCCAGTCCTTATCAAATTGCTCTAACCCTTTGTCGGTTAAAACATGCTTATACATCTTATCAAATATGCTTGGAGGTATTGTGCAGATGTCTGCACCAACTTCAAAACATTTACCAACATCTTTTACGTTACGAATAGATGCTGCTAGTATCTGTGTCTCAACTTTATGTTGTTTAAAGACCTTAGATATATCTGATATTAATTGTATACCATCAAAACCATTGTCGTCAACCCTCCCTACAAATGGAGAGACGTAAGTTGCTCCTGCCTTTGCTGCAAGTATTGCTTGAGTGACAGAGAAACAGAGCGTTACGTTTGTAGAGATACCGTCTTCTGATAATTCTTTACATGCCCTCAGTCCTTCTGGATTGAGAGGTAATTTAATAGTTACACTTGGATGAATATCAATATAATCATCTGCCATGTCTAGCATCTCTTCTGCTGTTGCTCCAACTACCTCTGCAGATACTGAGGCAGTCCATCCAAACATATCACATATCTCTTTAATAACTGTAACAGGATCTTGTCCCTGTTTTAACATTAGAGAGGGGTTAGTTGTTACACCATCTATTAACCCTGTCCCTACGGCATCTAAAACTACCTCAGTGTTACTACTGTCTAGAAATAGTTTCATGACTCTCCTCATAGTTACTCTTATTTATTTTTACAGAAAAAGAAGAGGGAGGTTGGGTTTCTGTATACCAACAAAGAACGGGCATTACTACAGAAGTAAATACGTCCTTGCCTGAGTCCTACTTGGTTGAGTAGTTCTGCCCCTGCGGACAGCGAGCACCACCTCTGACTCATCACCTTAACTAGCGGTTGCCAGTAAGTTTATTCAGTCACTCCCATGTTGCGTCCAACAAATATAAGTTAACACAAAAAAAGGAAGGTGTCAAGCCTTCCTCTAAAATTTAATAATGTTTTTACAATTTACTTTTTCTTCTCACCCTTGCGTGGGTTTTTGGTAAACCAAGAGGGTGTGCCGAACACATTCAGATTAACCCATTTTGCATAATGAATACCACGATAGCACAGGAGAGCAAACACTCTCTCTGGATCATGTATGTCTGGATCATATTCGGGTAAACCGTAGTCCCATTCTATTTTAACTTTGAGTCCCATCGCATTGCTCCTGCCTAAAAGACTGAAGGAAGCGAATCTCGTAGTAAATGAAAGAAAGGAACACCACGCACCCGAGGTTGATTAAACCAACAGTTTGTAGTGCTTCCATCATCCTACACCACTGCTAGTTTTTTCTGGACTTTAACACCACGATACATTAACTCATGGTTTCTTGCCTGTGCGGCTTCTGCTAGTACCTTTGCTTTGTACT